CTCTACGCCCCCGGTGGCCGCCGGGCGATAGCGCCGCCACCGCCGCCGGCATTAACTCCCAGTCAACCGTCTTCTCTATATCCAGCCGTCCTTTGAGCGCCCGGAGGATGCTCTGCTTGTGGTGGGGCAGCTTCCAGGTCTGGGGGTCATCGGGGTCGCCGACGACGGCAAACGCCTCCCTGGGTAAATCGTCCTTGGTCTTGGCCAGTGCCTCTCTCACTTTCATCTTAGTCTCCTTTACTGGCGGTAGAGCTGGCGGATCCTGACCTGGTTCCTTCTCCCCAGCCGCCTAAGCTCACTGCGGAACTGCTCCAGCCGTTCATTACCCCAGGCGAGGAACTCCTGGGGGGTGGTGGTACCGCCCAGGCTCACCCGGTTGATGGCAAAGCTCGCCCACTCCACGGCGGCGTAGCCCTCGGCGCCGGTAGCCACCAAGTCTTCATACCTGGTGGGGATGGTTGACCCCTCGGTATCGAGGGTGTGGAGCATACCGTAATAAACGTTGCAGTCGCAGCCGTCGGGAGTCTCCTCACCGAACAGGGTCAGGGCGTGCCCCCACAGGGCGAACTTCTGGTAGCTGGGTGGGAACATCTCCAGGGGGTATTCCACCGCCTCCACCATAACCCGTTCGGTCAGCGGGGAGATATCAATCACCCTGGAGCCGGCGGTGGTGGGCAGGGTGGCCTTGGCCGGAAAGGGAACCGCCTCGGAAAACTCCTTTACCGCCCGGGCGATGTGCCGGTCAATCTCATCGTCGCTCCAGCGGTAGTTAGCCGCGTCTTCGTCTTTTAGGTCGCGTCTGACAACAGTTCTCATCGTATTCAGGTCCATAGTTTCATACCTCCCCCCTTGTTCGGTATCTCAATCTTAGCGGTAAGTCCATCAGCGCCCTCTCCCAGCTCGCTGGCAAACAGGTGCTTGAGCAGACCCCCACCCCCGATTTCACTGGCTTCAGCGCCGTAGCCGGCCTCGGCTGCGGCCAGCAGCCGGGCGATAAAGGCCTCAACACCCGAGCCGCTATCGCCTCCGGCCAGCACAGCACTGTATGCCAGCATAGCCTCCACTCCGTAGCCGGCATCGGACGAGGTCTTTGGCTGCGGTATTTGCAGGGAAACAAAGGCGTCAAACCCGGAACCGGCATCGGACGAGGTCTTGGCCGCCGGAGTCTGCAGGGAAACCAAAGCGTCAACGCCGGAGCCAGCTTCGGGCAGGGCAATATCCCTGGCCGGTAAAGAATCGGCGCCGCTGCCGGATTCAGCGCCGCTGATGGCAGCCACCGGATTCGCTGATGCTCTGGCATCGGCCCCGGCGCCTGAGTCTGAGTCTGACTTTTCGGTAGCCCCACCCCCGCTCGGGGTATAGGTGCAGTAGAGAGATATCTTTCTCTGGACTGAAGAAAGCGAAGATAATGGGTCAGGCCAGCCATCATATGTTTGGCTCTTGAATCTGCCTTGTGTTGGGGTATCTCCTGTATCATAAGGAACATAGATAGCACTACTACCCTGCCCACCCCAAACACACAGAAGATAATCTATTGCACTTATAGTAAGGTCGTTTAAGTCCATCGCTACGGGATTAGCAGGGTAATTAGGTGTTATTTCCTCACCATATTCAGTGGAGGTATCAAAGAGAGCCAGAGTATCAAGAATATAGATAGCACACTTGCCGGTAGCACCTTGCCCTGCTGTTCCCTTTAACCAAGTTGACATTGTATTCGCAGTTCCGGCAGCTCCAGTAGATACGAGTCCTTTAATACTATTGTAAATAGTCCAATCTGAACTTCCCTTGATTGTGTACCCGAAGTCGTCGTCTATCGTTACTGGATAGACGGCATTATCAAGGAAACTCTGCGGGATAGTGACTGTTCTTATTCCCTGCCCGACATTTAGAATGCCCCAACACCTATTCCCCGCATTGTCATAGATTAGAGGCCGATACCAGTGGAAGGCTTTGCCCGTCTTATACTTCTCGGCCTCGGCCTCCCCGGCGTGCATATTCCCCTTGCTGGCGTGGTAGACCGCATAAGAGCCGACTACATTTTCGGGGCGGTTGACCAGAACATTCCCGTCAAGGTCGGTAACCTGCGTATCGGTGACCAATATATCTCGCTGAAACTCTTCCGACCAGCCTTCTTTGAACTCCTCGGTTAAGGGGGGCTGGTAGCAGAATTTGAGGTTATCGGAGCCGAAGTCAAGCGGGAAAATATTGGTTCCGGGTTTTTCAGGGAGGATAATATTAAACTTGAACCCGTCTGTCCCCGCAAAGAACTCGGCTCCGTAATCTCTCCCCTGCCAGAGGATTTTTTGGTTCTGAATGGCAGGCAAAATCTTCTCGTTAGTCGGGATAGTCAAAACCAGAGAGCACTCAGTCCCCCAGCGATTCAGCTTGGCACAGGGTTTAAAGTCGGCGGAATCCTTATCGCCTATCTCAACCCTGTCACCCGGAGGCAACGTTATTTCATAGGTAGTGTCGTTTATCCTTAGCGGATCCATTCAATCCTCCAATAGCTGGCCGCAATGTCGGCGATTATCAGCTTAAGGTGATGCTTACCTCCAGGGTCCAGGTGCCGCTGGACTTGGTGCCCAGAGACTCGACCTTGCGGTTAAGGCACTTGCCGCTGGCCGACTGCTTGACCACCCACTCGTTCCAGGCGTAGTTGGCTTCACTGTCGCCGAAGCTGGCCTTAAAGGTCGCCTTCTGGTCGGTGGAGGTGGGATAGCCGCTCTCCATGCCCTTGTAGGTCTTGTTGGTGGCGGCCTGGAGGTCAGTCTGACTGGCGTTGGCGGCGGTGGTGGAATCACCCACGCCGACCTGGGCGTAGCTGTTAGTGAAGTGATTGGCCGAATCGCCGATAATCAGGTCCCACATCTCGTCGATGCCGGTATTAAGCAGGCAGTTGCCCTCGCCCTCGACTACCTCGTAGGGCTGGAAACGCTCGTAGAAGGCCGCCTCGTTGCCCCGGTAGGGTTCGATATCCTGGTGGTATTTAGCCAACCGGTAGCGGCATAACCATCGGGCTGTATCCTTATTTCTCATTCTCTTCTCCTCCTTGGGGGGAGCCTGCTAGAAGAGGCTCCCCCGAAATTGGCTTTTTAGTCCTTGACCCCGATTAAAGCGGCCGCCTTGATTGAGCTGAACAGGGCCAGCGAGCAGTACCACTTAATGCGGGTTCTTGATGCGTCCTTGGTCTCCAGCGAGCCGATTGGCTCCACGGTGAGGTGGCCGGGGCTGGTCAGGCCGCAGAGGGCCCCTTCCCCTACCTGGAAGGCGTATATCGTGGAGCAGCTGCCGCCGGTGGTGTTGGTCTCCACGCCGCCGCTCAAAGTATGGGTGTCCAGTATCCAGTCGTTGACGCCGATGGGGATGCCGTCCCAGAGCTGGACGAAGTTGCCCCAGTTGTCCCGGTCGGTCTCCATCATGCCGCCAGCGGCCCTGACCAGGGCGTTGAGCTTGCGCCGGGAGCGGCGGCTCATCAGCAGGACATCAGGCTTGCCGCCCTTGACGGCGTCGATAAGCTCGTCCAGCTTGGCCAGGGTCAGGGTAGCCCCGGTGTCGCTCATGGCGATTAGCTGGTCGCCGGCGGTGGTGGTATCAACCAGCTTCCTGACTCCGTCGAACTGCTTGGCGTTGACCGAGACATCGCCGTAGATAAAGGTCTCCTCGAATTTATCCCGGAGCGCCTTGGCCTTGAGCTCGACCACGGCCGCCTCCAGGTCCTGGATATTGCTGCGGGTGGCCTTGAGGAAGTTATCGACGTCGGCGTCGCCGCCCATAATCTTGAGGGTGGCCGTCTTCTGCTCGAAGGTCGGCGTGGACTCGGCCCAAGCATCGCCGACATCGTAGAAATCGATGGTGGGCAGGGTCTTTTCCTGGTTGTAGGTCAGGACGTTGCCCACAATCTCGATGAAGGGCATCTGCTGCAGGACGGGTGAGTCCTTGACGATGGTCTCGACCACCCCCTGGAGCAGCATATCGTTGGACAGCTTGGCTGCCTCATTTAGTGTTAAAGCCATTTTCTATCTCCTTTCTCCCATTGCGTATTGAAT